GACTCGTAACTTCAGCCTCGCGTATATCGCTGCGTTTCCAGAACCAATGGAAAACTGTCCAGTAAAATCGAATCCGAAAATTATTCATAGTGGACAATAAGCCAAATTTCAAAAACATTTTCCCGGCATTTTTCATTTTTGTTTTCCTCATAGTACAAATTCTGGTCAGACGCCAGGGAGATCCCACATGACATTGACTCTCATACCCACGGTGATCCGGTCCCACTTCTCTTTCGGGATCTCTATAGATACTCTATATGGCAGGTTGTCTAAAACATTGTTCCCCCCTGAAAACACCCGGTCTGATATCACTACTGAATACTCTTCACCATTATCCTTACTGATCTTCACTTTCTTCTCAAGCACACGTTCTTCACGGAGCATCAGATCCATACATATCTTATACCCCTTCATAAGATTTAAGGACTTGGGCCCACATGTATATGTATGGATTCTTTAATTCCGGAAGAGTTCGTGGGCCGTTATGTTGCGTCAGCAGATATGATGTGTGCCTCCACTATGATCTGTCCAGATGAGAGTGTCGTTCGGGGCGGAGCCACTCTGACTGCAGACGAACTCCGGCGCAAGTATGCACGGCAGGTAGACGAATATAACGCATTTCAAAAAAAGAGAGTCCGCGAACAGAAGATTGCTGAGGCAAAGAAGAGCCCGATTAACAGGTTGCTCTGGTGGTTCAAGAAGTGGTGTGGGTCGCCGGTTGTGGAGATATGATCTATGGGATGTGGTGTAAGCGGAAGATCGAGTTCTTCGGGATTATTGCGTACTATTATCACAAGTATGGTAAATGCGACGAGTGTAATGAATGGGGTGAACCGTGTCCTTACAAAGTGAAACGACCGTTGTTGATGAAAGAGTGAGAATTGATGCATACCGACTGAAAGAAGGGAAAGGCAAACGAGTGCGGATATGGAAACGGCACTGGGTGATTATAGGGACAACGCTCAACAACCTCTGGTATTACATCCAACCCACATCGGTTGTGTCCCCGCAGACCAGACGAAACCAGATTGAGAAGATGCGGTATGTTCATGGCATGTGCTGGAAAGAAGATTGGGACCGTGGAGCAATTGAACAGGTGGTTCTCTATGTCCCCCCTCCAGACGAAGTGATCATCAGCACGAACGGCGACATCGTAAGAGTCAAAGATTTCTACCCGTATCTGAAACAGGCAGTAACCGCTCACGGATTGTCGTAATCAGGCACAACCTATTTTTGCATCCCCTACAAATATCAAACGCATGGAAATGACAGGGCCACACCGGGTATGCGGAAACTGTATGCACGGCACGACCCCGAGGAACCATAGCGTTCTCATAAAATCGTTCAAGTGCGATCTGGGGATGCACTGGGTCATGTTTGACGAACGGTGTGACAACCACCAGTTTGACGGGGAAGAACCCCCGGTAACAGAAGAGCCAAAGAAGAAACAGTCCAAGTCGGAGGCGATAGATCTTGGAGGAATCCCAGCCAGCATCAAAGATAGCGCTTAATATGAAAGAACTGCGTAAGCAGATGCCTGCCATTCGAAGCAGATGGAAGTATGAGAACGAACCGCGTGTGTTGTTCATGGCGCATATCGCGAGATGCCCGAAGTATGAGTTTGGGAAACGGGTGTTGATAGGTATCCCCGAATCGCTCGTCGGCAACTCTAAAATGGAACACGGGTGGATACAGGACGAACTCGGCGGCAAGTCTGTCCGGGTGAGAATGTGGAGACCGTGGGTCTTGCCCGAGCTAAGAAGAAAAAGATTATTACATGGGTAGGTGACACTACTATGTGCCCGGTTCGGATACCGGGACGTGCTTGGAATCGACCTTTGGACATGTAGTTCTACCCTGAATCTGATGCCTTCGTTCACAACTCCGTTTACGGCCTCGGCTCCTTGCCATCCCCCCGAAGATGAGCATACGATCATACGAGCCATTCGGTTCCAGATTGCAGCCGAACTAGAGGCCGTAAACCAGTATGACGAAATCATCCAGACATCATCCAACCCTCTCGTTAAGGCAGTTGTCAGATCTATCCTGTTAGAAGAAAAGACCCATGTTGGTGAGTTGCTCGCACTGCTCTATTCCATATCACCAATAGACCGATCACTTGCAGCAGACGGAGAATCAGAAGTCTCGGACATTCTTGTTGCACAGATGCGGGGCGATGGGGCCCCCTCTGGCACATAACTCTTATATCGTCGCGGCCCGTATCTATTTTGCATGGGAAACAACAGAGCGTACATGCGGGTTGTCCTCGAGGAACGCGAAGGATGGAGACTTGGGCATAACGAGAACCCTGACGTCAAATTAAAAGAAACCGAAGAGATTCTGCTCATCTCTCCCACCGGCAAACTGTTCTGCGGCGACATGGAGACAATGCAGAAACTTATGAAAGACCCCACCAAGTCTGGCTGGCGGGCTCGAAACATCTAACTCTTCTTGATTATCTCAAGAGATTCTCGCATCTCATTTTTCAGTTCTTCAAGGCTGATGGACTCTTCTTTTAGGATCTTGTATGAATGCAGAGATGGGTGTTTAAGCAGGTTCTGGATAACGGCATACGCCTCACAGGGGGAATCAAACAGGTATTCGTCCTGAACCGTCTCGCCCCCACGGATGGTTTGCTTAAACCGGACGGTGTAAGTCGTCAGTTGCGGCATAGGTATATGTTTGCGCGTGGGCCATTAATGCTTACGATGCCAGATAAAACGAAGGGTCCAAAACTGTGCCTTCGATGCAAAAGATGTCAGAACTATTACTGCACTCACTTTCGGGTGCCTGTATCAGCTCTTGATAGCAAGTTAACCAAATGTGAAGAGTGGAGGCCGATGAAGAGGTGGTGGCGTCATGAAAATCAAACAGAACTGGAGGTATAGTTAGCGGGGTAGATGGCAACATTGTATGTCTCTTCACACTTGCTGCACGTTGCTACATAAAGTCTGGCTCTGCCTTCGGTGTCCTCTTTCACCTTTGTCATCCTCAAATCCTTGATACAGCACGGTGATCGTATAGACATAAGCATATATTGCGGGCCCAATCCTATTAAATAATCACGTCACAGATCTTTCACCATGGTCAACACGTCTACCAAACCCTATAAGTGGAAAGAGTATCGGAAGTATATTGACGATAGAGGCGATTGCGACTCGTCATGCAAGTATTACCATTACTGCCCTCTGACGACGCCAGAAGAAGGTCAGATGTGCCGGCTGAAGAATTCAAACGATGAGCATAAACGCCGGTTCTTCAACCTCTTTGTCAGAGGGGAAAAAGGGCTGCGAGACGAGTTCTTTGAAACCGTGTATCGTATCGGCTGCGCAATCGACTTTGAAACTGATCTGAAGATGGGGTCGGCATACATAGAAATGCTTCAGAAGGCAAAGCGAATGTATTACGACAAACCAGAGAAACAGAGTACCAATGATAAAGTCGAGATCAAAGTCAACAACACGGCCGGGTTCAAGGAGAGTATTCCGATTACTATCGAGCAACAGCGGGAAGACGAAGATCCGGACAGCCTGTTCAACTCGCCATATGTGGATGCCATTTTAGATGCCGACGTTAGAGATTAATCTCCATCCTCATCAGATCGAGATATATAACGACCCAAGACGGTTCAAGATCATCCGTGCAGGCAGGCGGTTTGGTAAAAGCCGGTTGGCGTCACGGGCAATCATAGTCAAGGCTCTCGAGACCCCGGGGGGGATGTACTTCATTATTGCTCCTGTGGTTGCACAGACCGGGATCATCTGGAGAGAGATCACGAAGTTCCTGCCGAAAGAACTCATCGCAAAACAGTATATCGGTGATAGACGGATCATTCTAAAGAACGGGGCAAACTTGTGGGCACGGTCGGGAGATAACCCGGATACCCTTCGTGGGGAAGGACTTGATGGATGTATCCTTGACGAAGCAGCCATGCTCCGAAAAGACGTGTGGACAGAAGCTATCAGACCGGCCCTCGCAGACAAAATGGGGTGGTGTTGGATGATATCGACCCCAAAAGGGAAGAACTGGTTCTATAAGGAGTATATGAAAGGAGTCAGCACCGACCCCAAATATGCCGATTACGCCGCGTTCCATTACACGTCGTATGACAACCCGTTCCTTCGGAAGTCTGAAGTGGATGCCATGGCTGAAGAACTCCCTGACCTTGCGTTCAAACAAGAGATCATGGCAGAGTTCATTGAAGGAGGGGGTATGGTGTTCCAGTCATTCGTCCAGTGTATCAGGGACGACATTCTTTCAGAATATGTTCCCGGCCATCTCTATTGTATGGGGGTGGACCTTGGCCGGAAACAAGACTTCAATGTCATCTTCGTTGCTGACATGGAGTCAAAACAAGTGGTGTATTTTGAACGGTTCACCGACATGGAATGGACCGTGGTCGAGCAACATATCAAACAGGTGTATGTTGACTATGGATCGCCAATAACCTATATTGATTCAACCGGGAAAGGGGAACCTGTATACGAGCGGCTGCTTGAGGCCGGAGTAAACTGTATCGGTATCAACATGAACGTCGCCACAAAACCCATGTTGATCAAAGGGTTGAAACTAGCATTCGACCGTCGGCAGATTTACATCCCCGATATCCCGGTCCTGAAAGAAGAACTTGAAGCATATACATTTGAAATCAGCCGGTTTGGCAACGTCAAGTATGCTGCACCGGACGGGTTTCATGACGACACAGTAATTGCTCTCGCCCTTACGAACTATGGTATGAATGGTGCCAACCCGTCATGTTTCGGCATGATCGGCGATGATTCCGACGAAGACAACATATATGCACAGATACCAGATATTGTAGAATCATGGGACGACTGCGTTATTGACATTGGGTCTGACACTGCAGTCATACCGGAGTTGATAAGATGAATTTTATTGAACATCACGGGCACGAAGTAATCGACATGGGGGCACGGAACTGGTTATACGAAGACGGCAGAGAGACGTATTCTCTCGAAGGCATTGAGAAGGCAGATGTGCTGATAGATCTCGGTGCTTGTTTTGGCGGGTTTACCCTCATGGCATCTGAAGTCTTCAAGAAACAGATCATTGCGGTTGAACCCGTGTGGTTTGACGTATTCCAGATTAACATGGAGAAGAACCGTATTGACTGCGGGTTCTATCCGTTTGCTATTGCCAATCCAAAAGACGAGAAAGGATGGGCACTGATTAACTGGGATGGCAGGGAACTCTATGCCCGGAAATCCACGTTCAAAGGAGTAACCAAATCTACCGTCGGCAAGAAAGTGTTCCTGAAATGTGACATCGAGATGGGAGAATGGAATCTGCAGCCAGAAGACTTTGCTGACGTTATCCGCTGTGAGATTGAGATCCACAACCTAACAGGCAAATGTTCTGGTACTTACTCCGATGAAGTAGATAAGGCCGAACTCATCAGGTTCTTTGAGAAGACCTATTATATCGACGCAGATGATCGGACAGTAACTACTCAAAACGGCACAGCAAAAGTGTTTCACCTCTACCGGAAAGACACGTTCCCGGAAAAAGCAAATGTTGGTGGCCCCATCTCAAAGTTCCTCGGAGTATAAGTATGTCCTCTCTCTTCGAGCACGCAAAACAGAATTACTCAACAATGTATGATGATTACTTTTCACAAGAAGCCCAGATAAGGTTGTTTGATGCGAATCCCCCGTCATAACGGGCAGTTCTTGCAGAACGAATGCCCTTTCCTTTCTTTTCTGAACGTCTGCATCTGTAACCCGTTCCAGTCTTTCCCAAGATCATAACAGTCGCTCATCCTGATACAACATGGGTGTAACCGCCCGTGGTAATCATAGAACGCTTGCGTGTATGCCCACTGGCACCACCGTTCCTGATTCATATCTGCCAGCCCAAACTTTCCGTGATGTGCCCATAACGCATCGCCAACCTTGTTACGCATCTCATCGTATCCAGGTTGACCGGGCGACAACCAGTTCTGCATCATTGGGGTAGTTACAAACGCCCCATACTGTTTCGCAAACTCTTTTATGCCTTCGACATCCTCGTCCGTGGTATCTCCTGTCAACACACAGTTGATACCAATATTACCGTCAAAGTTGTCTCTCAACACCTCAAGGGTGTTTTGAACAAACCGAATTGAAATCCCCCTGATACTTGCATACTTCTCCGGGTCGCACGTCTCCATGGATACTGCATAGGTGTCAACACAATCAAGCAGGTCTTGTTCCGGGCATATGGTCCCGTTTGATATCACTTCCGTTCTGCACCCCCGTGCCTTTGCATACGCAGCCATTGTGGCAAGATGAGGGTTCATCAACGGTTCTCCAAGCCCCTGCAGTTTCACATACTGGAGGTTCCTGTTGGTATCGACGATTGATTTGAACGTTTCAAATTGCATAAGCCCCCCTCTCTCTATTGGCACACAGTGCGGGCAGTGGAGGTTACATGACCGCGACGGTTCAGCCTGCACAAACCATGGAGATGGCATCTTACTGGATTTATGGTAAAGAAGCACCGACATGATTGATGGGTTTGTGACCCACTTACGTATAGGGATTCCAAGAGACGAGAGGTATTGCAACTTGCGATACATACAATAGAGTCAGCACCACACTATTTAGTATGAGTGATGGCCCATGTGCATCATGCCCCGATGCGGCGAACGAGAATCAGGGGGCAGTGTATAACTCTCTTCCGCTTGTATCAGTGGTTATTGGCAACTGGAACCGGCTCGACGATCTGAAACGGGCGGTCGGTTCGGTACGGAAACAAGTATGGCCGCCTGAACGAACCGAGATTGTCGTAGTGGACAACCAGTCAACAGACGGGTCTATCGAATGGTGCAGGGACCAAGAGGATATCAGGCTGATCATCACCCGGCTCGATCTTGGTGCGTCGGTCATGCTTGACACAGGGTTCATGTCGTCAAAAGGGGATTATGTCGTCTGTATGGACAACGATGCAGAACTTGATCCGACATACATTGCCAATGCGATTACCATATTCGGCGGATGGGATAAAGGAATAAACTTCTTTGATGACACAGAGATGGCCCCTGAAATCACCGATTATGTCAACCGTGGGTATAAACTCGGGTGCCTGACTCCCAACATGATGAAAGGAGACCGGAAGACCAAGGATCTGAAAGCCGGGCTGTTCAGGGAAGAGATGTTCGATGTCAACCTCCAGTTCCATGGAGCAGCATGTGTGTTCAAACGCGAAGCCGGGGACAAGGTAGGATGGTATAACCCGGACTACTATCTCTATGACAACGAGGTTGATCTTGGAGCACGGCTGTTCAAAGCAGGATACCTCACCATGTATTGCCCGATGCTGGTCGCATACCATCATATCAGTAACGTCAACCGCGTGAGACCCCGGTTGCTCTACTATGCCATCCGCCATTACTACTGGTTCATATGGGAACACCTGCCGTTCCATCTTGCCGTATACCAGACCCTGCTCTGGGCTGCATGGAGTGTGATGTCCGCATGGAGGTATCCAAAGACGCTGATCATGTCCCATCTGTCGGCATGGATCAGAATGCCGTGGGTGTTTATCCGGCGTCAACCAATAACCGACGAGTTCATGATGAAGCCATGGAGGCCAAATATCAGGAAAGAGTTCAACCTCGCCCGGTGGTGGGAACTCATCAGAGGAGAGAAATTGTTTGGCACTGATGTCAAGTAGACATCTCTTTTTATATCCCTCTCTCCAAATTACACCTGATGGTTGATATAGACTGGATCGGGGGTGAAAACAGGGAAACTCTTATATCTGCGTTCAACACGCTCCCTGCCGAAACCCTTACTGAAATAATGATTAAAGCGTTCAGTCTGCCAACTCCGTCGCAGGTAAGCGATAGTTACTCTCCGTCTCCAAAACATCTGCAACACTGGGATCAGAACACAAAATTTCGGCGTGCGATTGCTTCCATATCAAACTACTATAATACTCTTGGGGTGTTTCGGTCCAACTTTGACAAGAACCTGAACGACCGAATGGCCGAGACGGTATACTTCCTTCTGGTCGAGAAGGCAATGCAGGACTACATCTGTTCTCTTGATTTCAGAGTGGTCGATAAGAAAGGCGACCACGTTGAAGCAGCAGAGGAGTTTCTAAGGCACCCTAACCCGCAGGACACATGGAGCGATCTGGTCAAAGCCGGGCTTCCAGACCTACTGCGATATGACGCAATGGTGTGGGTGAAGACGTTTACCGCCGGAGGGCATCTGGCAGAACTGAAAGCGTATAAAGGAACGGAGTTCTGGCCGGAGATCGACCGGGACGTCATGCACATATCGTATCCTGACATGTATCCAATCCAAGATCAGGTAGGATACCTTTCACGGGGGTACATCCAGCGATGGTGGCAGCGGTCACGGACCGGGATCTATGTCTCGTTCATGCCCGAAGAGATCGTTTACTTTTCTTTGTATCCGAAGTCGGACGACGTGTATGGCACCGACTATATCCAATTCCTGAAGTATCAGATCCAGTATCTTATCGACTCTACCCGTGCTGCCGGCATGACCTTTGCCAACGGAGTGGTGCCATCTATTGTCTGGAAACACCCGCAGGTCATGACCCCGAAACAGATGATGGAACGGGTCAACGAGGTCAAGACCGCCAACAAAGGTGCAAACAACTTCGGGTCGGTTCTCCATACCGTCAGGGACGAAGAAATCACCACGCTTGCACATACGTTGCACGATATGGAGTGGCTCGAAGGCCAGCAGTTTGTAGGTCAACTGGTATGGGCAATGTGGGGGTTCCAGCCGTCAGAGTTCATGGGATCGAACGTGAACAGAGCAACCGCGTATATCGGGCGAAACATCACCAAGAGCAAGGTGCTTTACCCGATCATGCGGTTCCTTGAGGAGAAGATCAACGATGAAGTTCTTCCTTACCTCAAAGGATACACAAAGTACTGGAAGTTCTCGTTCATCCGTGACATTGACCTTGACGACGAGATCAAGATGGCAGAGATTGCTGCCACACGGGCAAACACCGTTGCTATCCTTGTCGGATGCGGGATCAAGGTTCCATCAGCCATGCGACTTGCAGGGATGGGTGACAGCGTAAAGACGCTTGGCGTAGAGTATTATTCGCAGGAAGAGCTGTCAAAGATTAAAGGGGCTACCAAAACGGACGGAGCAATGAAAGATGATCATGGAGATCCGAAGAAGTTCAGCCAACCTACAGGGTATCAGAAAGAGTCGTATACGGGGAGAGCACGGGCTGTTCAGTTCGGAGATAAAGAAGAACGATCTGCCGGGATCAAGAAATCTGCAGGGTCGATCACGATTACTGACAACGACGATCTTGAAGTGACGTTCATCCCTTCAGGTCCTTCAATAATTACAAACAAGGCCGAATGGTCAAAAGAACTCGGGGATATGATTCGGAAAGACCTCCAAGAAGCCGCTCACAACCACCGGCCAAAGATGAGAGACCCCGAAGTATATTCTCCTGTGATTGAGAAGTATGTAAAAGAGTATAATCTGGACGTGATTGAACATGGAAGTTGATATTTATCTTATTGATGAAGACGGAGAGACGCTCGGTACTATAGAAAACCCCTTATATGTGGAGGTAGCATGACTGAAATGCGAGCCCGTCTTGTAGACAAAGACGGCAATCCATTGGGCACAGCCTCAAACCCGCTCAAGATATCCGGAGACGTTGGAGGCGGGGTTCCCGACGGCGGAACAACAGGGCAGGTTTTGCAGAAGAAATCCGATGCAGATCAAGATGTAGAATGGGGTGACGGCAGCGGAGCATCTACTGCATGGGGCAGCATCACCGGAACATTATCAGATCAGACGGATCTAGATGCTGCATTAGATGGCAAAATTGCCGCCTCCGGTGTGACGTACGAAAACCTGAACGCAAACGGCGATGTCGGCACGACATCCGGGACTGTCTGTGCAGGTGATGACTCCCGGCTGTCAGACAGTCGGACACCGACCAGTCACGGCAACGAGGCACATTCATCCACATTCCTGACCGAGATTGCATGGGGCGATATCACCGGAACATTATCAGATCAGACGGATCTGGGTAATGTATTAGATGGCAAAGCCACGAGAACCGCGTCAGATCTAACCCTCTACGTCTACGAAGAC